CATCAAGCTTATCGTAAGCCTTTAAAGACTCAGCTCTTGCTAGAGCTTCTGGAGATTGTGCACCAGTCACAAAACTCTCATACCCTTCTTTCAACTGCATTGTTGCAAGGTATAATTTTTGTTTAGCTCTAGTTTCTATCTCATCAATCTCAACATTCTTCTTTTGCTGAATTGCAACTTTTTCAAGCGACAAGACATACTCGTGAAGCAAATCTCTGAACTGAATAAACATTGCATGATAGTTCTTCAGTGACCCATCCTCATATGGCCCTGTCACAGAAGCAGCAAGCTCAGCTATTTTATCTTCACTACCAAGCTCCAAAGCCTTCTGCATATCACTGAAATATGTTATATTCTTGAATGGATTAAGTGAAGCAGCAATTGTCTTTGATTGCTTATCAAGGAGGTTATACATTGCTTCCCATCCTTCTTTTACAAGACCTATAACATATAGCACCCCCCTTAGTGTTGCTATTATTGCATCAGCCCAGGCTTGAAAATCACTCTTATGCTTTTCAAACCAACTTTTTGCATCATATAATAAATCCTTTAGCCCTCCTTTGTAATCACTAAAGATTGACACTGATATGTCGCTCACCACTGATTTAAGCATCTTCCATGACGACAAAACATTGTCTTGCATAATTAAAGCAGCTTTCTCTGCTTCTCCTGCAGACATATACGCTGCCTCAGCAAGTTTTTCATAGCCAGCTATATTATCCTTTAATATAAGTATGCTCTTCAAAGAGATAAGACCATAATCCTTTCTTACTCTTGCTGCCAGCACCTCTGCTGCAGCGACTTCTCCATACCTCCTTACAAGTTTGGCCTGCTCAGCATTATACGCCTTTAATACATCGATGAGCTTTGAGCCAACTGCCAAACCAAGACCTTGTGCTGCCTTTTGTGTCCTAATAAATGCTTGCTGTAAGTTCCTACCAGCAATGCCAGCTTTTACACCTGATTGCGCTAATGTGCCTATCATAGCAGATACTTGTTCTATTTCATAGCCAAGAGCATGGGCAACAGGGGCAGCAAACTTCATCGCTTGCCCCATCATCTCGATATTCGTATTAGACCTTGTTATTGTTGATACCATAACATCAACAACATTATCAAGCTCTTCTGCCTCCATGCCAAAAGCTCTGAGTGTATCTGTTGCAATGTCTGTTGCTCTACCAAGCTCCAATTCACCTATAAGAGCAAGATTCAGTGTGCCTGGTAATGCAGCTATTGATTCTGTAGCATCAAAGCCAGCCATAGCAAGAAATTTTAGTGCTTCAGCTGTTTCTGTAGCAGTGAACACTGTCCCAATTGCCATCTTCCTTGCTGCTGCTTCAAGCTTCTCAAACTCCTTAGCAGTAGCACGTGATACAGCCTTGACAACAGACATTTTTTGCTCGAACTCTATACCAGCACCAAACCCTGATGTAACCCCTCTCCAAGCAGAACGCATAGCCATATAAGACGCTGTTACCATTGCAACATGAGGGATGAGAGACATGAAGCCTCGCTTCTGCTTAGAAGCTGCTTTTGTGACTTTATCCATCCCTCCAGCAGCTGTGCCAGCACTCTTTGAAAGCTTTGAATGTGAAGCGCTTATTTTATTAAAGGATGCATTGATATTGGAGGTGGCAGTTCTAGCCAGAGTCTCCAATCTGGTAAGGTCAGTCTGATACTTGCCCATCCTAACCCGCACATCTACATATGCAACACCTATGCGCATCTAATCACCCTTGTGCTTTTGTATCACTCCGCATGCTTGACAACATAGTCCTATAAAGATTGTGAACTCTTTCAAAAATAGTCCTGTCTTTAGTCCCCATCATATCCATTACAAGTCTCAATGATAAAAGGTTTAAGTCCACTGGGCCATTAAAACCCATTATATGCTGATTCTGTACTCTGAGATAAATTTCAACAACCGCTTTATTCTCTTCCATTATCTCTGGTATACAGAGATCACATCTTGGCTCCTTGCCAGATAAAGCCCAAGCTTCTTCACAAACTTTGCAATCAGGCTTGGTGTGTAGCCTCTCGACTACTTTGATCAGTTTTTTTCCAATTCCTCTTCATAAACCTCAACATCTTCTGAGAGCTGTTCGACACAATTGCCAATAAAAGCAGAAAACTTTACAGACCCACGCATAAGCATGATCTTGTTTTTTGTTGTACAAGGAATAGCATTGCCGTTGCTATCTTCAACGCCATCCCAGCCAACTATAACATAATCCCAAAGCATCTCACTTCTCATTGACTTGTTCTCTTCGATTACTTCGTGTCTTTGGCCCTTTCTGAAAACAACCTTTTTCTTTGTGCATTTTTTTTCAATCTCATCAATTATCTCACCATTTGCTAAGCGGATCGTCACACCATTATCTTCATCTTCAAATGGAAAGAAAACGCCCGGATTCAGATCTTCTAAATTAAATTTCATCTTACACCTGCCCCTTTTTGCTAGTTAAGTTGTAAAACCCCTTATTTTTAAATTCAGCAGGAGGGCTGGCAAGGGGCTATAACCAGCCTTTTCAAGGAATGAGGCGACATCTGCTACAATCCTCTATCCTGCCAAAAACCCATTTTAAATTAACACCATGACACCAGACACTTTAGCTGTGAAGCTAACAGTGGCAAGCCCAGACTTGTCCATTGAAATGTCATAACTCGTTATATTGACATGCGACACCTTACCAGATTGTCCTGTTGAAAGTGAACCAGGAGCAAAATAGCTCGTTGATTGACTAGGTGCATAATAAGATGTACTGTCAACATAAAGTCTTAGGCTTGTTACGTCAGTGTTATCAAGGTTATACTTCTGTAATGCTTGCTGACCAGTTGTATCTGCTGGGTCAAGGAAACCATCAAAAGAAACAGTCCCGCCATCTTTCATTCCAAACTCGTATGATTTCCAATTGTCACCAAACACAGATGATTCCATCTGATCAGCTACTACGCCACTAATAGACCAAGTACCCATACCAACAACGGTAGTTGCCCCAAGAGTAACCTTTCCAAGATAACCAACTTTAACAGCCATACTCTACCTCCTAAATTTTAACATCCAACTGATTTTGTTCATCAGGAGGAGGCCTCCACTCAAAACCTTTGAGCTTCTTGTATAGTTTATAAAATGATCGAGTGACTTCCATAGTAGTCAGATGGCCAATTTCAATAGACGTATCAATATATATCTCATGTCCACTAGCCTTCAATTTACTACAGAAATCAATGTCTTCTCCTACCACCCTTCCATCACTACGCTTATACTCCTTGAACCAAGGGTAAGGTATGTCAAAAAAGACATCTGTGTTACACAATATACATCCGCAACCCGTTGCATCAACTTCGATAAGCTTTCCTGAGAAGCAATCCTCATCAGGTACATGATGATAATTGCCAAGCTCACCACGATACATTATTGAATCAAAAGGCGGGTATCTTCTGTGAACACTTACCCCAACTACATCCTTCTCATGACTCAGCAGTTTCGGTATTGTATCAATCTGATACACCTGATCTGTGTCCATCATAAGCAGGTGAGTGCAACATTCTTCAAGTGCTTGCACAACAAGGTTGTTTCTTATGGCAGTTATATGTCCTGGTGCCATAGGCATAAGCAAAGTAAAATCCGGTTTATGCATTAGAGTCCAGCTAGTGAAAAATCCAGCATAGACTCTTGCATCAGTTAATGGGAATCCAATCCCCAACTTCCAATAACCTTTTGCTTTTTTTCTGTTGATATATAATTTGTGATCATGATTCTGGTTTTCATCAGAATACACTCTCATATAATCTTCATCTTCAAATTTCATGTCTATTGCTGGATGGTTGTGTATTATCTCAGCATCTTCAGCCCATATATAGCGATCCAATTCAATTGCGATATCTGTAAGCTCTCTGTCACAGAATTGATGTCTATAACCAGTATAAAAGAAATCATTGTCCTCAAGGTGATCAAGTAGCTTTTTACTAGCAAGCCAATGAGTAGCATTATTCTTGCCGCTTCGGTAATTATCATTCAGACCAACTAGCCCCCAGCCACCAGGAAGCTTGTCCATAGCGCAAAATGCTCTCACAATAAAACCATACTTTGGAACAGTATCATCAGCCAGGAACATAACAAAATCATGCTTCGTCCTCTTGACTAGCTCTCTAACCATTTTCGGGCAACCAATCCTATCATCATCAAAAGCTGTCACAATCTCATATTTCTCTTCTGAGACAACCGCATTCTTCTTTATTGCTTCTATGCATTTTTTCGCACCTTCTGGGCGGATGATAGGAATTATAATTGACACTTTCGGCATGTGCTTTATACTGATCCTGCCAGTTTGGATGTGATACTCAAGGTCATCGACTTTTAATTTGTTATAGTTCTCTGTATCAAGCAAGTCTATTTCAACTCCATCATAGAAAGCACACTTGAGTTGCTCATTGTCTTTAAGATAATTTGACCAGCCGACAAGCTTATTGCCTGTCTCATCAAGCCGTCCAAGGATTTTTGAGCATTTACCTATTATCCCTGATCCACCTATGTATTTCGTGTATATGAGATTATTTCCAAAGACACTCTTTGAGTCACACTTAGACAATAAGTCATCCCAATCTCTCATATCATCTACCATAAAATAGTGCTTTGCTTGTATGAAATCGACATCTTCTGTTTCAATAACCGCAAGCATATTCTCAAGCCAATTTTTAGAGACAAGTGTATCATTGTCAACTTTAGCAAAGTACTTGTAAGTACTGCCTATCTGTTCAAAGAACTGGTTCATTGCACCAGCAACACCTATGTTCTTTCTGTTGAATATCTTAGCCTTGATTATAGGATCATCTAAACCTCTAAGATATTCTTGTGTGCCATCCACCGAGTTATTGTCTACAATAAACACTTCAGCGATGTCCTTGGAGTTCTCCAACAGCGCTGGTAAAGATTTTTTTGTTTTTCCTAACCTGTTGAAAGTCGTAAATAATATGGGTATCTTTTTCATTTCAATTAGCCCCTTTGCTAAAAGTTAAATTATTTTGAATCAAATAACATCAATCCTTTTTGACCAACAAAGAATATCTTACAGAACCAGACCAAACATCCTCAGGCTGAAGCTTAGATGGATGGAAAACAGCTTCTCTCTCCATCCTCAAGCAAGTATAACCTGAAATTGTCAGTATAGCATAATCATACATAGCCTTGATATCAGCTATCCCGTCATCGCAGATATTGGCTGTTGCACCATAATATGAAAACTGAATAAGCGCTTCTTCAAACTCAAGATCAAATGTTTCCATCGGAATTTCGTCAAATATGTGAAAGACACAATAAGGAGAAGTTGGCTGTTCTGGTGCCTCATCATAATACAATCTAGCACCAGCAAGGTCAACCCAGAGCGGAGCAGTATCTACTGACTTAAAGTAAGCAAAAATTGCTGTTCGTATAGCACTCATACCCTTGTAAAAGCCTCCTTTATCATTTCCCTACTTCTTTTCAAACTGGGCCATAAATACGCTCTTGAGGCAATACGGCCTCCAGTGAAACTTCTCTTTACACCCTTTTCAAGAGCTAAAGCATATGGGACATTTGAACCAATAGAAACAACATGGTTATTGGGTGCCTTTTTTGGTCTGCGTAGCTCATCACTAGGTCTGGCAGAAGAACCGATATTGGATTTATCTCCAAAGCTTGAAAAATACATTATAGAATCATGTAGCCTACGGCTTTGTGGAGCAGGTGGCCTACCTGGTACTGATGCTACATGAACTCTATGCCCTTTCCTTTTATACCTTCTTCCAGTACCGGGCACCATCGCCTACCTGGTACTGATGCTACATGAACTCTATGCCCTTTCCTTTTATACCTTCTTCCAGTACCGGGCACCATCGATGATTTAATGCTTCGTGTAAGTTTAGCACCTACTTCAATTAGCGCCATCCTGATGTTGAATTCAACCTGTCTGGTCAATGCTCTTTTGTTAATCCTAATCATCTCGTTTGCACCAAATCAATTTTCCATGCATCATCTTGCTCCAAAATGTTATCTACATAGATTATTTTATAATGAAAAGCCGAGCTGCTTTTTGTGAATCTGTCCTTAGTCGTTGGAGTATAGTTCTTGCTAAAGTCACACCAAAACTGATACCTTAATTCCAGATTCTCCCTATCCGCTCTAACACGCTCATCTGGCCATACAAAAGTCAGAACACCTCTTATATCAGCAACCTTGGTCCATGTCTTTGTTACTGCGCCACCTGTGTCGGCTGATTGTGTAGCCCTTTCAAGTGTTAATTTGATTTTGGGTCCCCTGATCACACCAATCCTCCACACCCACACTGACATCTTCCAGGTCTGATTTTCCTTTTAACCATCAGATCAATATCCTTTTATAAGATTTCAATATCATTTCTGCCTCTTTTGGCATTATAAATCCTTTTTCAAAAACAGTCCTTAGTCCCGTTGCACCGCTGGCTCCCAAATTAAATAGATCAATCCCAAATAAATTATCATCAAGTTTTCCGTATATATACTGAGCAATTATTTTCACTGCTAGTTTTAAGTCCTCTGGCATATTAGCATCTGTATAACCAGCTGTGTAATCCACAAAAACATTCTTAAAACCCTTACTGAAACCAGACGATAGTCTTATTTGGCCTCTGTCAAGGTCAACGTCCACAGATGATTGAGCTATATTTGGTATGGACAGATAAACAATTGAGCTATCAATACAGCTAGATGCTGATTGGAGGATTAAATCTGCTGACTTGAAAGAGGCATAGCTTGGACTTGATGCTGAGGCTGACCATCCAGAGCCAATAGCATTTACAGCTGCAACCAAAGTTGTTATTGTTGTGTAAGAAGCAAATAATGCAGTCTCATCTGCAATTCCATCGACGACCAGCCTTAATCCAGTTGGAG